AAACCAAGTTGTTGCGCCCATCGTTGCGCGGCGCTGAAATCGCATAGCGTTACCATTTCGACGCGGCGATATGGGCTCGATTCAAGCAAGCGCAACGCGGCCCGATGCAACGCGACAAAGCCGATGCCGAGATTGTTGGCGAGCATCGCCCAGGCATGAGCTCGCCCGCCTCCTTGGTCGACCAAGCCGCCGAGGCCAAGCACGCGCTCGGAGCTCACGCATGCAATGCAACCGGCGTCAACGAGCGCGCGGACATAACCGGCGTCCGCTAGGATGCGCTGATATTCACGCTGCATCGGTTGCAATTGCATGCGCGCAAAATGCTCCACGGTGGCAACCTCAATCAATCCCGTTTCCTTTGCCGGAGCCAACGGGTGCGCCGCTTGCTCGGTTTTTGCAAAAGCTTCGGCGCCTCGGGCTTGGGCTCAACCTTTCCGACGAGCCGCCCGAGGAGCGTTGCAAGTTTGAAGATTGCGAAAATCGCCATTAGCGCACGGCGCCTAGATGCAAATTCCAACCGGCCACGCCGCCGATCAACCACAAAACCATGATGACGACAAAGACGATCATCGCCACGAGCTTGCCGTTGCCGGTCAACGGTACAAAGTCCACGAGCCCGAGAATCAAAAACAAAACAAACTCTAGTCCGATTGTCATGACATGCCTCCTAACTCTCATCCTCCACTTCCAACCTGGGATAGATGCCCAGGACATTCAGCGGCAACGGTAAATCCATGCGGAGAAACACGCGCGGCGGCGACTCGTGGCCGTGCTCGGGCCGCGCTAAAAAATCGCCGCTCCTAAGAACGGTTGCCACGTCCATTTGATCCGATTGCGTGCGCATTTCCTCGCGATACACGTCGAGCACAAAGCCGGGGCCATAGCTCGACGGCACGAGGTCGTCGGAATAACCGTACAGGTACGGGCCCGAGAGATAGACGCGCACCACAAAACCGGAAACCTTGCCGAGCTTGCCGGGCGCCGCGCCGACAGCGGAGCCGCCGACTATGCCCATCGGCTTTAGGTCGGAGTTGTAGTTGTAGCCAACCCAGGCCGTTAGGTCGTTGTACGGATGCGCGGCATTGGTCGGCAACCCGCTCGCGTCAATCGCCGCCGGCGGCGACACGGCGCCCGCAACCTGGGCCATGGCAATTTCGGTGAGCTTGAGCCACGGCGCCGGTATGTGATCGCCGCCGGCGAGGAGCGTTGAGGGCCCGGCAAAATCCAGATAGGCCACTTGGCTCGGGTATTGCACTTGCGTATAGGGCACGAGGTTTACGCCGTCCGCTGCGGCCGGGCCCATGACCTCTAAAAATTTGCCGTTGGTGTTGTCGCGGAAATACCGCACGGTCATCATCCATAGATCATCATTCACGCCGTCAGGCGCGACGATCGCCGCAATGGAATAGATCGCGCTTTGCCCATAGGCGCCGGCGAGAAAACTTGAATTAGTGTCGCCGAGCCTATGCATGTGCCAGGCCGAAACTTGTTGCGCGCGGCTATAGGTCATGCCGGCAAAAAACGGTTGCAATTGCTGATTGCCGGCAACGCGCACGGCGCCGATGCACCATACGATAGGATCGGGGAGCCGCGTCACGGCCAATTGCGTAATGCGCACCGTCGCCGGAATGTGCTCGGCAAATTCGGAGAGGTCGATTGAACTAAAATCGTCAATCTGCATGCTATAGACGAGCTCGCGCAAGCGCACGCCGCCCTTTTGAACGTAGAGCAAGCCCTCATTCATTTTGACCGGCCGCGCGCCGTTGGCGCCGTCGGCCGAAACCTTGTGCGCCTGGGCGTTACCTGGGCCAAATGGATCTTGAATCGAGGCCTCGCCGATAGACCAAATGCCCGAGGAGCAACCGGCAACCAGGCGCGACAGGCTCGCGAGCCACAAAATGCGATCGTTTTTCTCGGCCGCGATGGTGAGCACAATGGCGAGGTCAATCGCAACCTGGCCGCCGGCCTGGAAGCGTTGGAAATTCTCGTAATCGCCGGCAACGCTGCACCAAACCGTTTGCCCGCGCGCGAAGCAAAGCCGCTCGCGAAAGAGCGCGACGGCGTTGGGATAGCCCTCGTCAATATTCCAGGCCTGGCGCGCATAACGGGTTGTGCCAACCGCGCGCACGCTGTCGGGCAATTGGATTGCCACTTGCGCCGTTACACTGGTCGCGGAGTTAAAGACGTTGATGCCGACAACGCCATAACCATCGTCGAAAAACGTCCATACCACGCCGCCGTCGTTTTTGCTCCCGGTCGTATGTGTCGGCTTGACGGTGCCGGTCGTGCCGGCGGTGCCAGCAATATAGTTTTTGCCGTCGCTCTTGCGCCGATCGTTGATCGCGATTGTCTTGTTGGTTTCCCAAGGTAGTATCGTGTCGGTGTTGGGTTGCTCAAGATAGAAATACTCTCCGACCATGGCGGCCGTGAAATAGGGCGCGCTCGCGGTGAGCGTGATAACGCCGCCGGTGGCGCTCGCCGTGATAACGATGGTCGTGTTTGGGTTTGTGTCTTTGAACGGGACCGGGATATTTACGCCGTCGCCCATGTTGGCGAGCGCGAATTGATAGGCCGCAATGCGCGTGAGCTTTTGCGGCATCGCGCTCGGGTGCACAATCCACATAACATCATTGCTCTGCGCATGTTGCAGGAGCGGGGTTGCATCGGCCGCGTTATAGAGCGTGGCCCAGGGCGTTGCCAGTTGCGCGTAGGCGCCCAAAGTGATCGGGCCAGGTGCCCAAGCTCCTCCGTTGTTTCGGATGCTTTGCCGCGTGCCGCCGTCCCAAAAGCGCATATAGTTGGGCGCCACCTCGATCAGCGTATTTGAGCCGGTGTTTGCCTCAAAGCCGATCGCATGCATGCCGCCGCTACTGCCCGATTGCCCGATGTAAATGGTGCCCGGCCGGCGAACGGCCGGCCCTTGCACGCGCGCGATCATGTTGAAAAGCCGCTCGGCGCCCTGGGCGTATTTCGCAACGTCGAAGCGGCCGCGCAACCAGGGCGAGAGCTCGCCCCCATTGAACGAGGTTAGCGCGGGGTCTTGACGCGCCACGGCCTACAGCCTCGCCAAAACCCAGGTGTCATCGGCGATAACGTCGGGCGGGCGCTCGATCGCGTTGACGGCGACGGCGCTCGAAATGACGGCCATGTAGGCGGCGCCGATCAATTGTTTTTTCGAGGTTGAGTTGGTCATTGACATGCAAACGTCAACGGCGAGCCGGTGCGCGAGCGCGTCGACAAAGAGCGCGTCGAATTGCGTTGAATCCTCAACGTCAACGCCAAAGCGAATATTCAGCGGCGGCGCCAGGTTGGTAATGATGTTGCGGCCCTCAAGCGCAAACGGCGCCTCGGGATAGCTCCGATAGTTGGTCGAGGAATAGCCCACAAAAATATCGCCAACAAAATCCAGGCGCACGAGCTCGACCGGGAACGGGTAGGAGTATTGAAATTCAAACGCCGGCACCACCGTTGACGCGGCCAGGCGCGCGCGGCGCAACGCAAAGCTCCATCGGTGCCCACGGAGCTCGGCCTTGCGGGTGTGCTCTAGTTGCGATTTACAAGTAGCCGCGCCCTTGGTCCCATCATCGAGCGAGGTAATGCGTTTCTCGCCGAGCAAAACCAATGCGCGGTTTGCAATGTCGACCGGGGCGGCCATGCGGTACCTCCTACGCTGGCGGCCAATTGCCTTGGGTGATCCAATCCGAAATTTTGGTCAACGCAACAAGAACATCGTTTTTGCTGCTCACGGCCGCGAGGTCAACCGTGACCTCAACGGATTTGTTGACGGTGGCGATGCCGGCGTTTTCGGTAACGGGGCCCGGTAGATCGCCTGGGTTAATGGAGTAACGGCGGGTTGCCATGGTGCTGCTCCTAGAAAAATGGGCCGGCGGGTTTCCCGGCCGGCCCGATGGTTGCCGCGAGAGGAGTGATCCAGGCTACGGCCGCGAACAGTAATGCTCCACGGACAGGTTGCCGGAGGCTGGAAGCGCGGCGGCGGCGATGCTGATAAATACTTGATCCTCGACGGCCAGCGTCGGCGCGATGTTCTGCGCGGTGGTGCCGAACGGCGTAGGAATGTCGACGGCGGTAAAGACGGACGCCGCGCGATACTTGCCGTTTTGGCCGGTGATCCCGATTGCAACGGTCGAGGTGCCGAGCGAAACGCTCCCGTACATGACGCCAAACGCGAAGTCATCGCCGGCCGGCAGAAACGCAACATAAATGTTGTCGCCGATGTTTTGCGCGGCCAGCAAGACGGTGGCGCGATAGCGGCGAAGCGGCGCGGCGTAGGCGGCCGAATTTACTTTGACGACAGGCAAAGACGCGATGCCGGCCAATTCGACGGAATAAAAGTTTGTCATGGTCGGCCCCTTAGACGCAAAGAATCTGCACAACCTTGTTCTCTTGAAGCCGCGTGGCCCCAATCGTCTCGGTCGCATAGATTTGCGTGGAGTTGCGTTTGTCGGGGCGTTGGTCGACCGATATTCCCAGGTCATTCCACGTCCCGAGGTGCATCCCCGATTTGGCCCAAACCGGCACTTGCCGCGTAGCGAGGCCGATGATCGGTTGCGCTTGCGGGTAATCGGGTTGCGAAATAAATTCGATGAGCTTGAAGTTAAAGCCCATGAATTTTGTAATCATGCCGTCGACCAAAACGGGCTTGTCGTTATAGTCGAGCGAAACCGCTTGCGTCTCGGTCAACATGCCGTCGTGATCGGCCGAGGTCATCGCGACGTAGAGCGGATCATTCTCCACGTCCACGCTCGCGGCGATTAGCAGTTTCTTTGCCGCGCGCAATTTCGCCAGGTTCATGCCAACCGAGGGCCCGGCGCCGCCGATCGTGGCCGCAACAACCTGGGTGCCAGGGAACGCGGTGGGCGTCGTGCCATTCTCGCCGGTTTGCGCGGAACGGAAAAACGCCAGCAAAATTTCCTCATCCTGGGCCCGGCGCATCGCGGCGACGATCGCTTGCGTAAAGCCGCTATTCACATCGGCGAGCAAGCGCAAACGGTCTTGTTGGTCGATGAGCTCGGAGGCATCGTAATCCGAGGGGTAAACCCACCGGCGATCTTGCGGAACGCTTGTGAGCGGCGTGTCGGAATTGCGCGCCATGTTTTTGACGGCGGTAACTCGGCCGAATTGCTCGACCACGGAGGCCGCTTTGCCAACGTAGCGGTCGCGCGTCACGCAATCGGAGAGCTTGCCCCCCATTTGCTGCAATAGCATTTCTACATTTGTCTTGTACGTCTGGACAAATGCGGTGTTGATTTGCCAGGACACGGTTTGCTCCCAAAGAGAACGAAAAAACTACGGTTCTCGTAGGGCGTGTCCTGCATCGCGGGGGCGCGGTGTGCGCCGTGTCCGCTGGCCGGGGCCAACTACTTACCGGATAGCGCGCCGATCGCGCGGAGCTCTTTGCTCATGCAGCGGGCCGGGTGAGCTCGGGTGTCCGCAAGCGCGACACTAAAACAAACGGCGCCGAATTGCGCGCCGTCGTATTGCCAAATGGCAAAAAACGCTATGAGAGGATCGGCCCGCGATTCAACTGCGCTTTCCATTGCGCATGTGACATGCCGGCCTCATTGGCCTGGTAAGTTTCATACTCAAGCCGCTCGGGCGTGCCGGGAATATCCTTTTTGCGCATCCAATCGGGATCGCGCGCCTTGCCGAGCCGCGCCGCCTTGGCCTCCTCGGCGGTCATCGCCGAGACGCCAGGTGAGGCCGGGTCGCCGGTCTTGATGCGCGATTCAAGCAACGGCTTGCCGAGCTCGGCCATGAATCGCGTTGCCGCGCCCAGGCCCCAGGCCTCGCAAAGCTTGTCAAACTTCGCGTCATCGAGCTTGAAATGGTGTAGCGCAATATCCTTTGCGGCAACGCGATCGGCAAACGCCGCGCCCCATTCGCCGCGCAACGTCTCGGCATCGGTGCGCCAAGTCGCGTCACGTTGCGCGATTTGATCGGCTTGCACTTTCTGCCCATATTCGTTGAAAGCTTTGAACAGCCCGGCGCCGGCAGACTTCGGAATGTTGTTTGCGAGCATCGTTTGCGCGGCCCATTCCACAAACGGCTTATCCTTTTCGCCGCCGGCCTTGAAGTCATAGCCGGTCGGCGCATCGGGCACGCCGAGCCGCTTGTAAATCGGTTTCATGCCCTCGGGGTTGCCGTCTGCCGGCCACGCAACCTTGTCGGCACCGAGGAGCTTTTGCGCGTTGAGGTAGGCGCGCGCAACCTCCTGGGGCCCACCGGGGAATTTTGTTCCAACCTCTTTGAGCTCGGGCTCCCAGGTCGCGAAATAAGGCTCATTGCTGGCCGCTGGCGTGCCTGGCGCCGGCGCGCCGGGGGTTGGTGTACCTGGCGCCGCTGGCGCCGGCGCTGCGGCCGCTAGGGCCGCCGCTGCGGGTGAGGGATCGGGTGGCATGGTGTCTCCTATTGCGTTTTTTGCTCGATGGTCGGAATTTCGCGCATCGCCTTGGCTAGATGCTTGATCGCGGTTTGATAGCAGAGCTCGTAAACGAGTTTGATCGTTTCCGGCCGGCAATCTCTGATCTCCGCTTGCACCGGCCGGCAACCGACGAGCTCAAGCACCACGTCCCACCGGCCCTGTTTGTTGCGGTCGACCAAAAAAAACTTGATCGGCGCGCCGTCAAGATTCGCCGGCGCTAATGACACGCTCAAACTCCTCGTGGCTCACCGGCCGATAGACGCGGACATGCGGCATGTCGATCGCCAGGAATTGCACGCCGCCGGGCCCGAGCATCGCCCGCGTGCGCGCGATCTCGCCGCGATAGGAGAGCTCGACAACCATGCGATCAAAGAGCTCGTCCGACAATATCGCCATTTCGCCGGCGCGAAAGCCGCACATGCCACCCGCCGCGTTCAGCGTTTCTAACGCGTCGAGGATTGGCGTTTGTTTGCCCTCGGTCATAGCTCGGCCTCGGTCGGTAAGTTGGCAATCTCGGTATAGGTGAGCTTGCACATGCTCGCGATGCGCAACGCCACCTCGCGCCGGCCCTCGGCAATCGCGGTTGCAACCGGGTCGACCATGCCGCTTTGCGGTGAGACGCGAATCGAGGGCCGCATCATGCCGGAGAAACGGAAAATGTCAGCGAGCACGCGCTCGGCCGCCTCGCCCTGGAATGTCTGTTGATAATCCTGGGCGCGGCGCAACAACAAGTCGCGAAAATCATCAAACATCGGTTACGCCGCTTGCGGCATCGGTTGCGGTACGTTGGCGACGGTCGAGTGTGCCGAGGCCAGGTCTTTGACAGCGCCTGCGGCAACAGGCGCGGCGGCCAACAATTGCTGCGCCTGTGCTGCTTGCGCTCGCTGTCCTTTCAACGCTTGCACGGCCTCGGGATCGCGGAGCCACTTGGTAGGCACGCCGTCGATCGAGGCCAGGCCGCGCGCCGCCTCCTCGGAATCGAGCACGTCGAGTATGGTCGGGTCCACCTGGGCGATCGGCGCCATCTGTTGCAACCAATTCAGAAAGCCGGCCGCCTCGGGCGCGCGTTGCGCCAGGTTGAGCGGCGAGACATATTCGATTTTCAGCGCGCCGGCGCCGCCCGCTTGCAACAACGGATCGGGCATCGGCGGCAACAGGCGCGGCACCTTGAGATAGATGGAAAGCTCGCGCTCGATGATTGGGCCGAGCATGTCGGATTGCAGACGCCCGCCGGCGGGCCCGAGCAATTGCCCTTTTTCCTGGGCGCGCAACGCGGCCTCGAAAGCCGTCATTTGCGCCGGCTTGTCCACGAGCACTTGAAACAACGAAATATAGAACGCGTCGTTAATGTCTTGCCGCGCCTGGTTCATCATTTCAAACGAGATCGAGAGATTGCCGCCGGCAATGAACGGCCGCGCGAGCTCTTGCCCTTGCGCATTGAGGCCGCCATAGTTGAGCGCGCCCGAGCGCAACGAAAACGAGTTTAGCGAGCCGTCGTTGTAAAGCATGATTGGCGGGTCGACGATGCGCTGGCCCTGGCGCAACGTCGTTTTCATCATTTCGTTTAGCGTCTTGATCGTCGGCAACACGAGCATGGCGGGCCCACGGCCATAAATCTCAAAGGGCGCTTGGTCAAACCGGCCAATTGCATACGGCATCGAATCATAGCCGCCCTCCTCCATCGCCTCATCGGTGTCCCGGCACAAATACCAGGAGAGAAACGGCCAGCGTTTATACATTGAAATCGGCGGGTCATCGTCCGTCGTCGGCCGCACGCAATGTAGGATGCGAAACACGCGATCGGGTTGCTTTTCGGCGCGCGCAATCATGCCCTCCGGTAACGTCCCAAATTGCTGCTTGCACTGGCGCGCGGTGAGCTCGATCTCGCGGTGCACGGTGTCGACCGAGCCGGAGAAACTTTCGAGCCACCAAACTTGTGAGAGATCAATCGCGTCATAACGCGCGCCAATACCAAACTCGTGATCTATGTAAATGATGCCGTTGCCGTAGGCGCCGATCTGCCGGTAAGCCTGGTACATGTTGGCTTGAAAGCGCGCGCGCGGCGCCTGGCGCATGTCAAACAGGGTGTCGGCAACCTCCTCGCACCACCGGCGCACCTCGGGCAATTTGTCAATGTTGGGATCGCGGGCGCGCAAGCTATGCCATTTCTGCGTTGCCGGCGTGAGCATGCTCTCGATCGCGGCGGCGAAACGCGGCAGAGCTCGCGGCGCGGTGTCATCGAAAAGGCGTTGCGTGTTTTTCTGGCCCTGTGACGTGATTCGCTGGAAACGGTTTTGATCGGGCAATACCAGGTCACCCACCTCGGTCCACTGATTGTCAAACGTCGACCGGCCCGTTTTCATGAGCTCGTGGCGCTTGGTCGTCTCGCGTATCTGCTCGATCGTGAGCATGTCAATCCTTTAGCTCGGCGTCGAACATCGCACGCCAGGTAGCCGCCGCGCCTTTGCCCTCTTGCATCGCCATACTTCCCGCGCCAATCATCGCCTCGGTCGGCTCGCGCGGCATCGAGCGTTTGACGCCGGTGCGCCGGTGAGCTCGGCGCAACGCTTGACACGCGGCGCATTGGCACGTCGAGGTTTGCACGGTGAGCATGTCAGCCGGTGCCGAGGATCGCCTTGGCGCTCATAACCGATTGCGGCGCGGCCGCGCTCCCGGCCGCCTGGTTGCCGCCGCCAAGCATGCTGAACGCATCGGGCACGAGAATGGTGGAGGCCGCACCACGGCGCCGGCGCAAACGATCGGCGTAATCGTTCGCTTGCGCGGCCGTGTCGATCGTCGGCACCGGCTCGGGCGGCGGCGGCGTCGGGATATTGGGCTTGCTGAATAGCGAGCTCATGTGCGGCCTCCTCGTTTCTACTTTGGCGCGGCCGCTGGCGTCGACGCCGGCAGATACACCACTTCCGATTGCGTGCCCGGCCCGTACCACAACACAAACGGCTTGTAATCGGCCGGCGTGCCGTCCTTGGGCGCCGGCGCGCCCGCGCCCTCGGGCAGCGGCACCACAATGCCCGCCCCTGCCGGCAGTTGCGGCCGCGAGGGCAGATAGATCGGCGGCGTAACAACGCCCTCCGGCGGCGGTACGGGCAGCGCATTGCCGGGGTGTCCACCTGATCCCGGCAAACCGGCGTCGGGGTGTCCCGGTGCCCACGGTAAACCCGCATCGGGATGACCGGGCCCCCATGGCAAACCGGCGTCGGGATGACCGGCTCCAAAGCCGGGTCGACCATAGCCGGGGTCAGCCGGCGCCCAACCGCCGCCCGGCCGGCCGTAGCCGGGGTCGGTCGTGGAAACCGGATCGACATACACCAGGCCATTGCTCAGTTGTCTTACTCGTGCCAAAAACGCGTGCATGGTGTTTCCTTTCTGTTGTTAGTTGAAACGTGTCTCAGTTGTTTCGATCGCGGTCGTCGCGGCGATCGTCGCGCTTTGTTTGTCGCTCATCACGATTGGCTTGCCGCTCGGCTTGAGCGGGTTGTCGGCCGGCTTGCCGCTCGTCACGATTCGCCTGGCGCTCGTCGCGCTTGCCTTGCCGGTCGCGGTCGGGCCGCTCATGGCCCGGCGTGCCAGGCACAAAACCCGGCGGCGTCTCCTCCTCGGGCGGCGGCACAACGCCGTCTTTCGAGCCCTTGACCACGAGCAAGTTTTGATCGGTGCAAATGACAACGCCCGAGGGGTGCCCGTTTTCGTGCGCACCATAGTCGTAATAAATGCCGGTGAAAATGTCATAGCGCGGCGGCCCGTTGCCGCCCATGACGGAGTTGTAATCGGCGGTCGACATGAAATCCTCAATTTCAAAATCGCCGAACTTGTAAATAAACCCGCTGCATACGGCCGCTTGTTGCCGGCGCCCTGGTATGCCCTGCTCGCCGCCTGTGACCGGGAGCGTTTTCGACCATGCGGTAACTTGCTCCGCGATCGGCGTCAGGTGACGCGACGGCTCAAACTCAACCATCGTCTCATCGAGGTCGATCATGGCTTTCCTTTCGCGGGCTCTTTGTTCTCGGCGGTGCCCTTGCTCTCGGCGCCGCCCTTTTGCTCGGCCTCGATCTCGGCTTTGCGATCGAGCTCGGCGTAAAAGGCGTCGACCGCGCCGGCGCAACGGCCGCGATAGAGTTTGACGTTGTAGTTTTTATAGTCGTCGGCGTTGTTGCCAGCGGATTGCTTGGCAACACTGTTGATCTCGTTGGGCGAGCCCGAGAGCACGGCCGCAAACATATCGTAGGGCGTGGTGCCGTGTTTGCTCGCCTCCTCACTCCGTTTGAACAAATATTTGGAGTCGTCGGATAGCACGGTGACGGTGTTTGCCGGGATGCTCCCGGTGCCCGCGCTGCCGCTTTGCTGATTCTGGCCGGTCATGATCGCTCTCCTCTGTTGCTGTAAATCAATGGGCCATGCGTTACCTCCTCATGCTCGCAAACCACGCGGCTTGATTGGCGAACGCGCTACCATCGGGCGCAACAATGCGATCGGTCGGCGATGCGATGACCGACGACACAGCGATACCCGCCAACGTGATCGGCACTAGCGCGCCCTGGGCCGGTATCCTCCACGCGATAATCTGATGCTCCTCGACATACGATTGCTGCCCGGCCTCATCAACCAGGTGCAACACGCGAAAACCGGGATACGCCGGCACGATCGGCCAACCAAAGAGCTCCGGTTGCATCGCGGTATTGCCGAGCGATTGCCCCTTGTCGTTGAGCAACGCCCACTGGCCGGGCGGCGGCGTCTCGCCTGGTTTCGCGGCCGCCGTGATCGGGCGCCACTTCTCGACCATCGCGGCATTGACGTAATACCCGGTGTCGGTCGGTATCAGCATCATGGCTTGCGCGCCTTGCCTTTGTCCTTGGGCGGCAATTTTATTTGCCCGGCCATGACGAGGAGCACGAGCGCGACCAGGCCGACAAGCGTGGCAAGCGCAAGCAACACGATCGCGGCGGCGTCAATGGTCACGGCCACGCCCTTGAACCGAGAACACGGCGCCGCCCGGCGAGCTCGCACAGAAAATCAACCACGCCGAGGTTGTTGCTCAATTTCAAGAGCTCGCGAATGTGCCGCATTGTTGTGCTGTTGCGCCGAATTTTTGCCACAAACGCAAGGTCGCATTGTCGGCAGTAGGCAAGCTCGGCCTCCTCGCGGCTGATGCCGAGGCGCGCGGCGATCGCGTCGAGGCTTTGACCGCGCCGCACGCACCGCACAATGCCGGCGCCGCTGATCGCCCGGCTCATATAAACGCCTCGTCGACGCCCTCGGCAATGCGCGCCTCGCCGCCACGCATGGCCGCCAGGTCTTTGCGCGCGATCGGCTCGGCAAACGTCATCGCGAGCGCATCGCCATCGTCGGGTGACGAGAGGCCGCGCCGCTTCATGTCGTCTTTGCGCTCAAGCTGGATGCGGCCCTTGTTGTCAAACCCATACTCGCGCCCGGTGAGGTCGGCATCGAGCTCGATGCAATCGTCAATGCTGCCGGTCTTGAGCCATTCGCGCATCAGCCCGTAACACTCGGCGATTTTGTTGAAATAATCTTGATCGTTGGCCGCCTTGCCGCCGGCTTGCACCTCGCGCACCGGATAGCCCATCGCCCGGCATCGGTCCACCACGCCGCCGCCCACCCCCGCGCCGTCGATAAACACGGCATCGGGGTTGTACCGGCCTACCAGGTCGCCGATGTAGCCCGAGAGCTGCATCGTGTCGACGCCGCGATACCGGAGCGGCTTGATCGTCCTGGCGTCTCGCCCTTGCCGGAACCGGATGACGCTCGCATCCTCGCCGAACCTCGCCACGTCGACGGCCATAACGAGCGGCGCCGCACTGTCGCGCTCGATCATGCGCCGCTTGGCCTCGTCAACGATCTCGCCGGAGATAAACTGTTTGTCGCCGGCACGAGGGAACACGCCGCGGACACGGATGCGCGCAAAGTCGCTGTCCTCGCCATAGTCGTCAATCCATTGCTGCAATTGCACCTTGTTCGATACCCGCGCCGTGCGACTGTCGATCTGCCGGGTGAGCCACCGGGAGCGGAAGCGGCCGAAACACTCGCGGAAACGCCCGGTGTTGCGGGTCGGGTTGCCGAACACGGCCCAAATGATCTCGGTGCCCTCGTCGGTGAGCGCGCCCTCGGCCGTCTCCCATATCGCATCGGGTATCGCCGAGCCCTCATCGAACAACAGGAGGATGCGCCGGCCCTTGTTGTGCAAGCCCGCAAACGCCTCGGTGTTGCGCTCGGACCATGGCACGAGGTCGATGCGCCAATTCCGCTCGTGCCCGGCCTGGCGGCTGAACATCGCCGTTGCCGTGACCTCAAACATGAACCCGCAAACGCATAGCCGGTGCCATTTGGTGAGCTCCGGCCAGGTCTTGGTGCGCAACTGCGTGTCGGTGTTGGCGGTGACGATGCCGCGCGTGTCATCGAACGTCGACATAGCCCACAGGATGAGCCACGCCACGAGGGCGCTCTTGCCGATGCCGTGCCCGCTCGCCACGGCGATGCGCAACGCCACGTCGACGGTGAGGAGGTTGTCACGCACGGCGGCGAGAATGTCGCTTTGCCACTCGTCGGGACCGTCAAAGGCCTCAAGCTCGCCGGCGCCCCAGGGGAACGCATAGCGGACAAACGCGAGGGGGTCGGCGCGCATCTCGGCAACGTCGGCAAGCACCTCGCGCTCGAAATCTTTGCGCTTGAGGGGCGCCGGCCCACGGATACCCACCACAAGCCCACCAAGTTTCGGCTTTTCCCTATGAACACGGCGGATAATTGATCCGCCGCGCCTATGAGCCGGCGATTTTTTCGCCGCTTTCGCCGAGCTCACTTCGCCGCCGCTTTGCGCTTGCGTGCCGATTCAAGGGCGCCGGCAAAATCAATGTTGCCACTGTGCTCAACGTCGATCTTGTCGCGCCATTCCTGGGGCTTGCGATTCTTGAGCCAAAATATCCCGGCTGCAACCTCGGGCGCGTGCTGCTCCTCATAGTCGACCACCTCGGCCGAGCCATTCGCAACCACAACCTTTTGCGTTTTCGCTCTGTAGCCGAGCGCACGCTGATAGAGCGAACGCTCGACCGTCGCATCGGCGTCAACTCGCGCGGTTTTTATGGCGTCCGAGAACGCGTGGTGCTTGGTTTGCCACAAGGCAATCGTTGAATGTTCCACGTCAAACAATTCCGCGAGGTCATCGAGCGTTGCGCCGAGCGCGGTGGCTTTGCCGGCCATTTTGGCAAAGCGGGTTTCATATTTCGTAGGCCGTCCCATGTCGCGGGAGGTTACTCGGGTTGTGCGGTGGCTTGTTGTTGGCGGGTTGCCGAATGACAAATTTCAACGCGGCGTTTGAGATCGGCGTTGAGCGATTGCAGGATTTGCGCGGAGGAGCGTTTGCGATCGAGGCCGAGGTTGACGAGCACGGTGCGCACGGTTTCGCGGCTGCATTGCAAGATTTCCGCGCATTGGCGCAAGCTTGCGCCCTCGTGGTGCAGGGCTTGCACGAGCTCGTAGAGCTCCGTCTTGCCTATGGCGATCATTGGCCCTCCGGCTTTGATTGTGCCAGGTTGCGCCTGGCCTCAATTTCCACGAACAGGCGCCGCTTGTAATCGCGGGCCTCCTCGCGATAGGTGGGCGGTATCCCGAGCTCGATACCCTTTTGCGCAATGCCCTGGACGGTGAGCCACCATTTTTCGCCGGAGCCGCTTGGTGTTGCCGTTGGGGTTTCGGGGGCTTGTCCCCCATTCGGTTTTGAATCCTGTGGATAATCCTCGCCGCTGTCTCTAGTTCTCTCAGTAGACCTTATGGTTTTAACTGCAACTGCAAATGCAGGGGGGGGTGTTTGCTTGAAATTTTGGTTGGGGGTGTGCTTGCCTATTTGCTTGGATAGTTGCTCGATGGTTTGCTTGCCTGTTTGCTTGGCGCTTTGCTTGAGCGCGCGGTGTGTTCCCCCAATTTTTCCGGCACTTGCGCGCATGCCTCTGATGCGCTCATCGCGCACCATGCGGCGGCTGAAAATCACGCCGTTTTTGTCGGTTGAAAAGACCTCCGCGCCGGCCAATTCCGCGAGCCATTTTGCGATTTGCTCGACCTCGGCGCCGACCATGCGCGCCAGTGTTTCGCTGTGGATAACCGTGCCGCCGACGCGCAAATAACCGTAGGGCGTGCCCTCGTGCATGAGGCAAAGCATGTCGATCCAGAGGCCGCGCGCGCCGACCGAGCACGCGCGCAAGTCGGCCGAGCGGAGCCAATCGCCGGGGTAAAACTGAAAGGCCGGGCGTTTCATTCGCCGGCCCTCCTCTTGAGCTCGGCTTGCGTCATGGCTTGAATTTCAACAACCGGAATTTTTGCTCAAACTCCTCCATGTCGCGCAATTCCCCGCGCGCGATGTAATGCGCCGGCTTATCGTTGGCGCCGTTGCTCCACGGTTTCACAGGCGCCGCCGCGAGCTTTTTGCCGGTTGTCCAACCGAGGAGCGTGGCGCGCCGGGTGGCGTCGTCATAGCCGGCGAGCACATAGAGATCGCAGAACGCCCGGCCGTCTGCTTTGGCGAGAATGTGACCGGGCTTGCGGTAGGTTTTCACGTCGACCGAATAGAGCACGGCGATCCAGAAATCGCGGCCGCCATCGCCGCGCCCCTTGAGCGCGAATGTCGGCGCCTGTCCGACGAGGCGGCCAAACTCCAATTCACCGGCGATGCCTACCAGGTCGTTATCCTCGGACAAGCGCATGTAGGGCGGCCGGTCGGCATGCTCGGCCGTGCGCTTATCGGCCTCCTCTTTGTTGTAATCGGCCAACCATTCCTCCACGGTGGCATCGTCAACGAGCTCGCGGGTGTCCTCGTCGTCTTGCGTCACAGTTGCACCACGGTAACGTGCACCGTGCCGCGCTCGGGATGATCCCAAACCCGCGCGAGCTCGATGCGATCAAAGTCGAAATCATCGGCGATGAGGCCGGCGTGCTGTAGGGCATCGCTGATTTGTTTCTCGAGATTTCCGAGATCGCGCCGGCGCCGATCGGGCGCAAAGGCCACAACCGATAGCGCCAGGCGCCGGCCGGAAAGCGGACGGATGCGCCCCACCATCGCGAGGTTTGCCACCTGGCGCCGAAAGGCCCGCGTCTCGGGCGCTAGATGATGGTCGCCGGCGTGCGAATGGTTGACCGAGGGCGGCCAGGGCAAAACCAGGTTAAAACAGGGTTTCGGCGCCGGCCCGAGGAGCGCCGGCGCCTCGGGCGGCTTGGTGCTGCTCGCCGGCGGCCCGCCCTTGGCTTGGTGCGCCTGGTACCACTCGCGGGACCAATGGAGGCCGGCGGTCAATCGGCCGCGCCGGCGGTGAAACGGCCGCTTGCGGTGCGCGCTCCTCTCATCGTTGCCGACGTGCCAGGCCTGACAAAACCGGCACCAATACGGCACGCGGGTATCTTTGCGCCCGGCCGCCACGGCGGCGAGCTCGCGCGAGCGGAAAGGCACCTTGCCGGCGCACGCGATCGAGCGCGGGTTGGTCGTCTCCATAGGGCTAGGCGCCGTGCCGGTCGAGATACCGGCGCACGCGATCGAATTGCCGCACGCCAGGGTTGGAAATCTTGCCGCGCCGGAACATGTAGAGCCACGATTCCCCGACGCGGGTTTTGCGCGCCACTACCTTGGTCGGGTGGTCGAGCTCGCGCAAACGCTTAACCACGCGCCCAACCATGTCTCCATTGGATAACCAAGCTTTCACGGCGCCGAGCGTAGGGCAGGATTTTGCGCTTGGCAAACCGGAGCAACCTGGCCCGAGGGGGCTTGCTTTTTTGGGCCCTCAACTGCAAAATCCTGCACATGCCGATCGACTACCGTGCCCGCCTCGCCGCAAACATTCGCCAACTGTTGAGGGGGCAGGGCATCGGGCCCAAGGCGCTGCGCGCTAAGTATTTGAGCGGCAACAAGCAAGGCGCTTTTGTTTCATCGCGCACCATCGGCTACATTCTTTCCGGCAACCAAGAGGCCGGATTGGATGCGATCGTTGCTATTGCCTGTTCGCTCGGCGTCGAGCCCTATCATTTGCTCACGCCGATTCTTGATCCACTCACTCACTTACAGCCGGAGCACCGAGAGAATTGGATTAAAGCCGAGGCAATTCGGCGCGCAAAAATAATAGTTGCGGGGGAGCGGAAAGTAGAGGCCCTAAATGAAGCGCAAGAAATCGCCCGCCGAGCGGCTGGATCAATTCGCGCTAGAGGCGCGAGCCTTGGTCGCGCAGGCGCAAATGCAAGCGCGGGCGGCGGTCGACCGCGTGCGTCGCAAACGCAAGCCAAAACCAAGCGAACCAAAACCGCCGTCTA